AGTCGACCACTTGCGGGCGTATCTGCAGCACTCGACACAATCCCGCTATCCGGCAGAGACGCGTCGCGGGCGGCGCAAAGGTCACAGTTCAATCGTGCGGTTGCGCGCACATTCGGCGAGAACACTGACAATCTCACTACTGCCGTGAAGAGCGCGCAGGCGTCTCTCGGTGCGAAGTACGACGCGGTGCTGAAGCGTTATCCAGTCAACGCCGATACGGAACTGGTGAATGGCCTCGAAGATGTCTTGCAGGCTGCACGTACCGAACTGACGGACGCTCAGTTCGGCGTGATCACTCGGCAAGTCGACAACATCCTCGACAAGGTTGGCCAGGGCGGTCAGATCGACGCGCAGGCCGCCTACAACATCAAAAAGACACTCGACCGCGTGGCGAGAGGTCAGGACTCATCCCTTGGTTATCACGCGTCTGAGCTGCGCGACACGCTGATGGACGCATTCAATCGATCATTGCCTGGAGACATCTCGAAGAACTTCGCGAAGGTAAAACAGCAGTACGGCAATCTGATTTCCGTCAGGAAACTGTTGAAGAACGGCGCCGATGGCGGAATAACGCCTGCCGCTCTCGGAAACGTGAAGAACCTTCGCGGAGAACTCAAGGACGTGGCGGATGTTGGCGCGCAGTTTCTGAAGGAGCCATTCGGAAACTCCGGAACGGCAAACAGGATGATCGGAGCAGGGATTCTGGGTGGCGCTGGTGTTGCTGGAATGCTGGAGCCCGCAACTCTGGCGACTACTGCCGCAACTTTGGGTGCGGCACGCGGTGCCAATTCCGCCTTGCAGTCGGCTCCAGTCGTCGAATACCTGCTAGCAGGTTCGCCAGCGCTTCAGCGAGCGTTGCCTTACATCAATCGCGCACTACCCGCGGCGACGACGGCTGGCGCGATCTCGAGCCAATAGCCTCTTAAACCAGCCTTCTGGGCTGGCGACATACAGCGCTTCGACAATCAGGCGCGAGATCAATCGCAGCAGGAACGCGAAGAACGGCGCGAGCAGGAGCGCCAAAAACATCGCCGTCTGCGCTTTCACCGAGCCGCCTTTCTAGGCGGCTTTTGTATTTCTGAGGTCAACTGATGGCCCTTGTTAACTTGCCTCGCCCGCTCATCGTCGACATCAATGGCGAGCCCCTCGTGGGCGCGCGGATGTTCGTCTATGACGCAGGGACGAACAACATCCGCATCGCGTACCGTGGACCAGATTACACCATCGAGCACGAGCAGCCCATCCAATCGACGGAAGGAGGCTTGTTTCCGGCAGTCTATGTTGACCCGTCGGAAGGTCACTACAAGCTGGTCATCCAGAACGCCGACGGCGTCGGCATCTATACCGAGGACATGCTTGAGCCGGGCCCGGCCTTGTACGAGGTCACCGAGGCTGAATCGTCGAGCTCCGTCGTTCCGGCCGACCTGAGGGCGCCTCCGTATACGCCGAACCGTTACCGAATCAACGAAACGCCCGGTACTACCGACATGGCGGCCGCGATTCAGACGGCAAATGATGTAGCGGCGCTCGCGGGGGCGGCCTTGCGGTTCATGCCGGAGGTCTACTCAGTAGACATTGCCGCGCGTGGCGGGAGCTCGCTATCGCAAACGGCGGACTGGGTCGGCGAAGGGCGGACCATCATCCGTCGCAAGGACTTCACCACGACCGTTGCCTCGTTCACGGTGCAGCAGACGGGTCAGACGGGACTGCGGCTCTCGGGAATCACGTTCGACGGCCAGGTGACCAAGGCCGGAAGCACAAGTCCGAATGTCGATCTGGGTGCGGCCGGCTCCTACGCCGACACCACGAATGAGGAGCTTTGGACCAAGCCCTACGGCGTGCGCCTGTGGAATGCCACGCGCGCTATCGTAGAGAACTGCACGTTTATGAACTTCCTGCGCGCTGGCCTCTTCATCGAAGGAGACGGGCTCGCCACGGGGATCTCTCAGGATGTGAAGGTCAGCAACAGCACCGTTCGCCGCACTCGAAGCGGTTCTGGTGGTGATGCGTTCTACGTTGGCGGCGCAACAGACGTGAAGTTCGTCAACTGCCACGTATACGACTATCAGCGGATCGGCTTCTGCTGCGAGTTCGCACGGACCGATTCGTCGACCAACTGCCGCGATCTCGAGTTCACGAACTGCACCGCGGACTTTGGTCATGACGTTGTCGCACCGGAGAGCAACTGCGGGTTCTGGGTTGAGTCGGGCGATAACGTCAAATACGTAAACTGCACCTCCAAGAACACTGGCGTCGGATTCGTCTGCAACGCAGGAAGCAACAGCGATACCGGTACGACCCGGCCGTTCGCTGCATCCATCGGCTACATGAATTGCGTGTCACTGCGCTCCAAGGTCGCCATGCGACTCGGATTCGGCGGTACGCGTAGCACTCATGTCGTCGTATCAGGCTTCCAGGGTGAGGCGGATCGGCTAAACCCTGCTGCTGCGGGAGAGAGTCTCGGCCTGCGAGCCGGCATCCTGATTCAGGCGCAGGAAGTCGCTACGGGCGTCAATTTCCGCTTCGATCTGCGCGACGTTTCGATCACGTGCCTCAATCAGTCGACAGGCTCGGCCTCCAACGGCTTCGGCGCGATTCGCGTAGCGCAGGGCACTGTGACAGCCCCTCAGCAGCTAGTGATCAACCTCGACGGCCTGCAGACGCTCTGGAAGCTCGCAAACGGCAACGATGACGTGTCAGCCAAGACGGATTATCAGAGCGCAACAAATGGCTACTTCGGCGACGTGGTGTTTTCCGGCGCCGCGGATACGACTCCGGACGGCCGCTACAAGGGCCACGCGACCCTGTCGAACCTCCACAATCACACGTTCGGCTACGCGATGGTGTCGACCGAGATTTTCTCGACGTCGGCGAACTTCACGGTCACGAAGAGCCGGCTGTGCATGCGCAAGGCGAGCGTGGCCAATAACGGCGCGCTGACGATCGCGGACTGCCCGCTGGTTGATTTCCGGGGTGATGTGGGCTGGACAAAGATCCAGATCGACAACTCCACTGTGGCTGACGCCGACGCGGCGAGCACGGACCGGACAGCGATCAGCGCGGGGCTCACCATGCTGAACAACTGCCATGTGCTTCGGCAGGTCCACATCAATGCCAACGGTGGGGATACGAGTCACCGGAAATTGCGCCTTGTGGCATCTGGAAACGTCTTCGATATTCCGTTCGACACCGAGCCGGCGCTGAGATTGACGCTCGCGGATAGCACCTTCGCGCATGCCAACCTGAGCGGCAACGTGTTTAGAAACGTAGGCACCGGCAACACCGACACGACGGACTCCATGATTCTCGTGTCGACGGCTACCGGAGTCATGCAGTTCAGCGGCGCCGGGAACGCGTTTGACAACGCCGCGGTGTCCGATGGTGCACATGTCGTGCAGTACAACTCATCCCCAACGTACAACGACGCCCCCGGAACGATAGCGACTCCATTCCTCAGCGTGATCGGAGCGCTCGCGGCCTTTGATCCAATCTGATGAGCGAGCAAGACGACTACGCAGAAGAGTTACGCGGCGATGGATATGAGGAAGACGTGTCAGTCAACAAAAAGGATTCTTCGTGGTTTCCCGCGCTGGCTGTCGGCATTGTCATCTCGCTGTCGCAGCTATATGTCGCGAAGCAGTCTGACCGGGGCGATACGCTCATCGAGGTCAAAACCCAGCTCGCGCTGCTCGTCAAGCAGTTCGACGAGTTCAGCAAGCGCGAGTACGTCAGCCGAGCGGACCTCGAGCGCGAGATGGCACGGATCGACAAGCGCTTGGAAGCCATCGAGAAAAAGTGACATGCCTGCATACCAAGACTGCGAGGACGATTCGATAACGGCCGCGCCGAGAGCCATCGTCAACTCGAACAAGGTGAGCATTACTGAACGCGGAGCAACTCTTCTGGTTGTCGCAATTCTGTCTGTGATCACCGGAATCGCGCTAATCCGTAGCGACTCCGCGGCGGATAAAGCAGAGAAGGCGGAGCGTGAATCTAGAATGCTCCAGTACTACGTGCTGGAAATGGACGCAAAGCTCATCGCAGCTGGCGTCAAAACACCAGAGGAAGCCGTGTCGAAACGGCTGGAGAAGTAAACCATGTCAGGCGGCGGCGGCGGCGTGATCATCATTCAGAGTGTCGTGGACTCCGGCAAGTGCACGTCGAAAGAGGTGGCAGCCTTGCGCGCCATTCAGGATCGATCGCCTGCTGGCTGTTCGCTGCTCGACTCGTGGCGCGTAGCGCGCATCGTGCGACGAGTTGTGCGAAGGCCGTAAATGCCTGAGTGGCTCATCCCGCTCCTGTCACTGCTCGCGGCAGCAGCGGGAGGATATGCGGGCGTGCATGGGCGTGTCTCTAGGGCTGAGTCACGCCTTGATCGCATCGAGCAGGAGATTGGCACGCACGAGACCGGCATCCGCGGAACGGTTCACAAAACAGCGAATCGCCTCACCGAGATCGATATGCGCGTTGCAATGCTAGAGCGCAGGAAGGAATACGAGCGATGAGCTCGCGCAAGATCACCGACTGTCATCCGCTACTGCAGCCACTGGTCCAAGACTTTCTGCACAACTGCACGATGGCGGGGATCGACATTCTGATCACGACAACGTGGCGATCTCCGCGGGAGCAGGACGAACTCTATGCGCAGGGGCGAACGAAGCCCGGCCCCAAGGTGACGAACGCACGGGCAGGGCAGAGCGCACACAACAACATGCTGAACGGCTTACCGGCATCGCTCGCGATCGATGTCGTGCCGATGCGGTCCGGAAAGCCAGTCTGGGGTACGAGGGGTGATGACCTTGTGCTGTGGCAGAAGGTGGTGAAGGCAGGCGAGGACGCGGGGCTTGAGAGCGCGAGCAAGTGGGCAACGTTCAAAGAGTGGCCGCATTTTCAGCATCGAAAGTACAAAGAGCTGGTTACTCCGTGAGCCTGCTGATATGGCTGTGGTGTCACCGTACCAAGGTGCTTGGTTTTACGCAGGTCACGCTTGGAGTGCTCGCCACGGCGGATGGGATCTTCAGCCCGCTAACACTCAAATGCATCATCTTGGCTAGCGGCATCGCAACTGCTTGGGTTGGCTTTTTCAACTCATCGAAAGCTCGGAAGCCTGAGCAGTGACATTCCTTTTACGCGTCTGGCCGCACTTGCTGATCGGCGCAGCCATCCTCGCTGCTGGCGTGTACATCAACAGACTCGGATACGAGTCCGGCTACAACGCTTCTGAGTCAAAATGGCGTCCAGCATTTGATGCCGCCAACAAAGCCTTGGGCGAGGCCAACGAACGGACCAGACAGAAGGACATAGCAAGCAGGGAGCTATCGCAGAAGGCAGAGGTCGAACATGCTCAGACACTTCAAGCCCTCCAGGTTCGTGCTGCTGACGCTGATCGCCGTGTCAGTCAGCTCATGCGCAACCACGCCAAGCGTGCCAGTAGTTGCGAACTGCCCGCAGTTCCCGGAACCACCCCCATCGCTGATGAAGCCAGCCAGTTCCTCGAACGCAGTGAGCGATTTGGAGCTGATCTTGTCGCACTGGCTCGTCGGTGCGAAGAAGATGCCGCCGCCCTGACGTCACTTCAGGATTGGGTCAGGGAGCAGCAAGCTCTCGAACATCCACCCTGATGTCCCGGCCCTCGTCATCCGTCTTAATCGCCTTCGTGATCGAATCGAGCTGGTTGTACTTCGGGTGCTCCAGCAGGTGACACCAGTACATCCGCTCCCACGTTCCTGAGCGGTGCGTGTCCGGCACGTAGTGGTGTAGCCCGTAGATCGGCGCAAGCTTGCGCTTCGGCTGCTCGTTGAACTCGGCAATGGCGAGTCTTACGCCCGCAAACTCGCTGTAGCTCTGCCCCATGATGTCGTCCATGTAGCAGGGCACGCGCGGCAGGATCTTCTCGTAGTCGGCCCGAAGGACCGTAAACGCGTCCTTGGTGGCGGAGTATAGGTCCAGATCGAACGAGACGAAGCCCACCGGCGCGTGACGCTCGGCGATCCAGGCGTGCACCGTTTCTTCAACCCATCCCACCCGCAGCTCCGCCGTCGTCAGCTTGTTACGCACCTCCTGAGGATCGTGCGTGAGCTGCCCGGCAAACCACATGTTCGGCTGGTCGCGGTAGTCCTGCGGCGGAGAAAGACCCGCACCGGAATCGAAGCCAACCACCTCGATACGAACCCCAGTCATCTTCTGCGTGAGCATGCTGATGCGCTCGAGCGCCAGCAGCCCATTCCCACCCGCCACACCGAACTCCAGCGCACTCATCGCCGGGTAGCCCAATGCACGTGCGAGAGCAGCGCCCTGCACGACACCCCACGCGTATTCGGCTTTGCGCCGGCACACCGGATCGTCCATCAGTTGGCTGAAGGCGTACCGGAGCCATGCGTAATTGTTGTCGAACGGCGCTGGCGGCACCGGTTGGAATTCGCTTTCCCGAATCCACGCCCCGAGTCGGCGTGCCAGCGGGTAGATGACGCGGTTTCGGACTGCTGCTTTGATCCCTGTCGAACTCATTTCGACTCCCCCGTGTTTTTATTTGAGCTTCGAATATAGCGCAGGGCGGGCTTCCCGCGATGCGATACCACCATAAGCTGGTAAGCGCCGTGATGGCAGAGCACGCGCGGCGTGACAGCACCTCTTACGCCGCCGCACATCAATGGCTTACGTGCGGTTGATGGCTGCAATAAGAGGATCGGCCCTAGACCGCAACTTATTGAATTGTCGGAAGAATTGGATAAAAACTTGTGCTGACGAAGAAGCAAAAACAACTCCTAAAAAGTTTCATGTGGAACAAAGCGATGCGCACGGCGAGCGTCTCTTATCTCAGCCGGCGCCTCTTATTTCATCGTCGGGCCAATCGATCTCGACGACATCAGGGACGATGTAACGCTCGGTCGTCTTCACATCAGAGTGTGCTGCCAAGCGCTGCGCGAACACCTTGCCGTACTTCTCGCCGAGCTCCGTGAGACGAGTCCGGCGGATGTCGTGGAAGTTGATCCGTCGTAGCCCAGCGCGCTCGCGTATGTGATCGAAGTGATAGCCGAGCATCGTCGTCGACAGGGGTCTGCCCCCCGCCACGCTGAAAAGGCGCCGCGTGGGGTGGGGAATGATTCCGCGCTTCAACTCAGCAACCACCAAGGCAAGGTCGCCTTTGATCGCGATCGATATGGGAGCCTGAGTCTTCTGGGTTGTGATGACGAGGCGGCCGTTCTGAATGTTCGCCCAAGACAAGCTGCAAACGTCTGAGCGGCGCAGAGCGGTAAACCGGGCCAGACGTAGCAGCAGCCGGTATTTCGGCTCAGCGGCCGCGAGGAGGGCCTTCCACTCGTCTCCAGAAATGATCTGGCGACGCGCAGTCTCTGCATGGCGTTCAATGCCAGCGATACGGTTCTCGGTCACCCATCCCCAGCGCTTCGCCTTCTTCAGCATGGTCACCAGCAGCGTCACCACCCGGTTAGCTGTGACCTTCTTGGGAAAGCTGTCCAAGAACAGCGCCACGTCCGGCTGGCGCAATTCCTCAAGAAGCATCTCGCCCCAGACTTTCCGAATCGTGGGAAGCCAAACCCGGTAAACGCGCTGCGTGTTGGCGCGCTTAGTCGGTATCACCTCAAGGTCGAAACGCGTCACGAGGTCGTTCACGGTCTTGCCGACAGGCGCGTCGACACCAAGCATTTCCCTGTATTTGCTGAAAGCGGTCGTGAGGTCACGACCTAACGGCTCCCATACCTGCTTGCGCTTTCCGTCGATAACGGCGTAACGAGTGAAGTAGTAGGCTCCGCCAGACTCCCGCATGTTCTGCGGGAGGTTCTTGTTACGCTTTCTGCGTCGTCCCATACCAGGAGATGTCCGGGCCTTTGCGCGGTTGTTGTTTTCGTTGGCCGCCTATCATGTGGCGTGCGTACTCTTCTCTGTCAACCTTCGGCCGTCCTGCTGTGCTGATTTCAAACACCCACGACCGCGCGCGTAACCATTCGATCTGCGCGGAGTGTCTGGCGCAGTCGGTGAGGTCGCGGAGTTCGTCAGGTGTCAGAAGGCTCATAAGGTCAGCTATGAGCGGAGCTTTCGGTACGACACGACGCGCTCATAGCCGAGGTAATCGAGGATCTTTCCCGTTGGCTCGCGACGCCCAGCCAGCACGTCTGACAGAAAGCTCTCCGATACTCCGATGGAACTGGCCATGATTTTCTGTCGCCGCCCGCAGAGCACGGTGATCTTGGCGCGAATCATCGAACGGAGCTGCGTCGCAGTGAGCATCACGGCGCCACCTTCGTCTCGCATGACTGCATGTTTCAAGGCTTCTCTCCTCAACACTGGCGAGCGATTCGCATGATCAGAATCCGCCGTCAACGTTGCTGGTGCCGTGGCGTAGGCCGCACTTCGGGCAGATACACTCCCCAGTTGGATTCCGGACGGCATCTAAGATGGCCGCATCGAGGCCCTTGCTTTTAAGGTCTTCCATCACAACGCGCTCGCCAGCTTCGATCTGCGCACGCCTAATCCGATCAAGCAAGTCGCTCATTTGGGCTCACCTCCTCGACGCTCAGCGCTTCAACTGCCGGTCTAGTTCTTCGGCCGCGTCCTTCGGATCGCGGTCTACTTGCAACTGGACGCCGTCGTCCCACAGCCGGTACAAGCCGTGCTCGCACGCGACGATGATGTAATCGCCTTTGTACGAGGCAACCCCGACGATCTTGCCTGTCTTGTGGCTCGGCAACAGATGGCCGATGTCTTCGATGCAAATCATGTTGGCTCCGTTGTGGTTCTCACAGTAGACCCGCTAGTGCCCGGCGCAGTGACTCGATGCGCCCCCAATACCGGCGGTGGTACCAATAGCGTTCGTTGAACTTCATACGCGCTCATCCCTGTTTCAGAGCCCCGGATAACAGACCGGGCATAAATAAAATGGAAAATCGGGTTTGCACTTCGGCTCGTGTTTCGCTGGTCGGTTCTGCTCGGCTCTCTCAGCGAATCGCTCGTACATCGTGACTTTGCGCTCGTCCGCGGGGAACTCTCGGAGCAGCCGCGCCAACTCACTAAGAGCGGATGTGTTGTCGCCGAACCATTGCCGGATAGCCGGGTCTGGCACCCAAACACCATTGACGCGTAGCTCGATTAGGAAGATGGGCATGCTTCTAAGTCCGGTTCAGAGATGCTCGGATCGAACAGGCGCAGTAGAGCTGCGGCCTGAAGCATTCAGGGCATAGTGGGATGCCAGACCATTCCTTCATAGCCTTCTCGATCTGCTCAGGCGTCCACCGATGGCTCTCTCTCAGTTCGGCCGGCGGCACTGTTGGTGGTCGCGGCGGCAAGCCCTTGCCGTGGCCCTGCGGGCACGCCGGGTCAATCGACACTACCTTGATCTCGGTCGAGCAGGTGCATTGCGCTGACGGTTCGTCCTGTAGCAGGTGCTTGATGTCGTCATAACGAACCCATTCGCCATCTGGCGCTTCATGGGGCTCGTAGTAGCTGGCCTCGTAGCGCTTCACCGGATTTGTCATCCGCATAGCCTCGCAATCTTTCCACGTTGGGTTCGGCTCATCCGCAGTAGTAGCCGCGCCAGCTCGGCGCCCTCGGTATCACCGCGTTCTTCAGCCGCCTGAATGCAGAAGCGCACGTTGTCGTCCTGTGTATTGCCGTCATCGAGCACGATGTGCAGCGAGCCCCATGCGCCGTTCCCGGGCTTCTGGTAGTACGCCCGGAAGCGTTCGATGACATCAGGGATTTTCGGTTTGTCAGTCACAGGTTGAGTTAAAAGAACGTCGTGAACAGTTGAGCGAGTGCGCCGGCCACCGCTTCTTCTGGCACCTCGGTTCCCTCGCCGCTTGGTGCCTCGATGAAGTAGGCGCCATTCGGCCATCTCTCAAGCCGCCAGCGCTGAGCATCGACGTTCTTGCTATGGACACGAAGATTGAAAATCGTTTCGGGTGACGTGCTCATGGTTGATCGGTGCCTCGCGAAATCTGGAGCGCCTTGTCGCGGATGTCCAGATGCACATGGGGCAACACGTAATTGAAGGCTCGCTCAAGCTGCTCAAGCCGGTCCGCCGCCTCCCACTTCAGGAACGCATCGTCATCTGACCTGCCGTCGTCGCGGTCCTTGCGGAGTAGGGCAATCAGGTCGGTCACTTGGGCAATTCCTGTTCGACCGCGTTTAACTTGCGAGCCAGCCATTCGCAATACTGCTTGAGCTGATCAGGCCCTGCAAAGTCGCCCGTGACACGCAACACGACATCGTGTTCGAAGTCGCCGCTTTCCACACCGGATGCCACGTCAGCACGGTCGTAATTGATCTTCCAAGGGCCTCTATCCATTTTCGCCTCCGGACTGTGGTGGAGCACGTCGGTTGAGCCAGCATGCGTCGCCGTCCTGAAGGAAGGTTCCGCCGCAGCCCGTAGGCAGATCGCTGTCGCAGTTCGGGCAGACAACGATCGATCGCTCGTCGATTGCTACTTGCCCGGCCGCTGCCAACAGTCGAGAGGCAGTCTTCGCCAGCTCAAGTTTGCTGAGCGCTGGCGTGTTCAACAGGGCGATGTCAGCCAATTCTGCCGCGACATGCGCGAGACGCTGCGACGTCCTCACGAACCATGCTCCGCAGGCGTGGGGACAGCGCGTATCTGAATCTCGATATCGAAGCCACCTGAGTGCATCTCCAACTGCACCCCGCCGTTCGACATTGGTACAGGTTTCCAGTCACCTTGGAGCGAGTCGAGCATGATGATCGCGCGCTTTATCGCGCGCGGATCGATCTTTGCAGCTCCGTAGCTGTCCCAGTTCGGCTCAAGGAAGCACATCTGCCGTAGGGCGGCTAAGGTCTCGCGCCTCATGCATCACCTGTCACGGTTTGAGCACGTAACAGCTCGACGCCCATGGGGTGGCAGTTGAGCACTTGGCCGGCCCACCGCCCCGTATCGAAAAGGACGTCAAAGTTCGCGCTGCTGTTGTGCCCCACGATCACGCCTTCGCCTTCGTCGCCAACCTTGACCCGCTGGCCACAGCGCACGTCAGGCATGCCCCGATACTTCGCGTTGTCGATGAACCGCTCGCTGCTGTGAGGGCCGCCGACCTTGCGGACGTTCAGGTCCATCAGCTTCACCTCGGGCCAGCAGTCGCTGACGTCGAGGTAGTACTGATAGCGGGCCTTGCTCCGCGTGGCCGCGTTGATGATCGTGGCCTTCGATTCGTCGCTGCGCTTGTGCCAGCATGCGAACGCGTAGACCTCAACCACCGGAGTCACCTCCTGCGCTGACGGGTGATTTCTCGCATACCCAACGGATACTCGGCCAAGGAACATCACAAAGCGCCTGAATGAAGCAGCGCATGGCAGGCGTATTGCCGCTGAGGTTCGAACCCTGATACTCGAGCAGATGGCCATCGATCATGCTCTGCACGATCTTGCTGTCGAGTTCGGTCCAGTTCTCGGAGCCGCCCTTGTACGGGACAGGTGACGTCCAGTAGTGAATGGCAATCGTGATTTCTAGGGGTGTCATCGAGGCTCCGCAGGTCCATTGTTGGGGTGACTCCCAAAGGAAGTGCGCGAAGATCACGAGCATGCCCAGCCGCTCATGCCACAGGTCGCGCGCCTCCTGATCGTCTTTAGATACGCGCCCATACTCGCTCTGCATGAAGGCCAGAGCTACGGCGTGAAGCTCTTCCAGGGACCAAGATCTTGTGACTGGCGGGCTCATATCACGCACTATCTGCGCGTCAGTCGTGGCTTGCGGCTAGTCGCAATCAGCGCAACGACAAAGATCGTCGCGATAATCACAAGCCACAACGCGAGGCCGCCCCAGAGAGGCGATAGCACCCACCACCACGACCAGGTGATGACGCCGGTCAGCTTCAGCGCAATGAATAGGATGGCGAGCAGCCAGAAAAAGCCGATGCCGCTGCTCGATGAACTGGAAGACTTCTCGCTCATGTGTTCTCCGTTTCGGAACAAGTGGATGTAGGACGTGAGCTTTCGACGTGGATGGCGAGGATGACGCGAATCACGTCCTGCACGGACATCTCGGCCACGAGCGCCACCTTCTGCAGTCGCGCCATGGTGTCGTTGGGGATTCTCAGCTCAAGCTCGCCCGAATATTTCTCTGGAGCCGCCTTCTTCTTTCGCTTAGCCATTGCCGTTCTCGCTCACAACAGGTCGAGTTCAATCGGCCGCGACGCGCGAGCCCAGACGATTGCGCCATCCGGGTCCGAATCGAACCAGCAGCCGCACTGCATACACTCCAGCCCTTCGACGTTATCGATGCACAGGTCTTCGCTGCTGCACTTTGGGCACTCAGAGGGCAGCTTGTCGGCGCCAATCGGTACGGTGGATTTCATGGCTTCGTTGTCCTTGTGACCGGAAACGTCTCGCCGCAATCGCGGCAGTACTGGTCTGTGGGCTGGCGATCTGGATGACTGTGCGTGCACTGGCCTGGCGCATCGACGGCAGTGCCAGACTTGCCGTAGTGGAGCGCGGCCAGCATCGCGCAGCGGCCCTGTAACAGCTCCAACTGCGACCGCAGGCGCTCGATGGTGGCCGCGTTGGTGGTGTTGATCGCCTTGTCCTTCTGGAGCTGCTCAAGCTCCTGAGCGGCTGCCAGCAGGTGAGAGCGCATCGGCTCGGCCTGTCCGGCGACGTGGTTCGCCCAGTAGCGCAACTGGCCCGCATGATCGGTGCTGAGCGTTTCAGTCGCCATCGCGAGTCCTCGATTCGCCCAACTGCGCGAGGGCATGCGCGGCAGTCTCGCTGCCGACCTTCTTACTCATGGCAGCGATGTCCTGCAGGAACCACACTGCACGCTGGTACTTGTTCTGCAGCCGCGCGAGCTCTGTCCTGAGCTGGCATTCGCCAGCCATTTCCTCATGCGGATGGCTGCGATTACATTCGGTCATGTGCGGTGACCTAGTAGCCCTTGCCGCCGAACATCTTCTGGATGACACCCGAGCGCGAATACTCGTTGTCCATGGACTTCATCCAGTCCTCGGCCTGCTTCTTAAGCCCGTAGTCCACGACTTCTTTGATGGTCGCGACGATTGAGGCAATCAGGTTTTCCCGCTCCGCATCGAGGTACTTTTTCACCTCGGGACCAACCTCCGCCTGGAAAAACTCGTCGAGCTGCTTCTGAGCAGCGCTCATTGCCGTCCACTTCAGCGATTCCGCCATCTTGTCCATGGCGCTGACCACGGCGGATTTCACGAGCGTCTGACGGTTCTCGATCAGATGCTCGCGAATTGCATCCTCGAAAGTCTGTTTGGTTTCAGCGTCGGTCACGTTCATTCTCCGATTGTTGTAGTGAGTCGCTCTGCTTCGGACAGGGAGTCTGCAACCAGCAGAATCCCGCGCTCCAGAAGATAAATCTGCGTGCGCACCATCCCTTCCAGCAGCAGGGCTCGCCGCTCGCTGTAGGAAATTTCGAGCGTCGGCGTGCGGCCGTCCACGATGTCGTGGCAGTGGCTACAGGCAAATGCGGCGAACAGGTCGGGGATCTTCATCGACATGCCGGAGTAGCCAACCATCCGCACGTGAGCCAGCACCGTGGTTTCCGGCTCGTGGTTGCACCAGCCAGGGCAACGAACCATGCAAGGCTTGCCTTTCGCGTAAACGCGCAGGTCAATCACGCTGTCATCCTCGATTCGCCGAGGTACTCTTCGCCATACCGCTCGCGAATTGCCGTCTCGAGCGATGGCCAGATGTCGGCCCACTCATCAGCCGTTAGCTGATCGAACGCGATGCGCTTGGCCCACACGCATTCTCGGCCATCGATGATTACGGTCTCGCGGTGTCCCGCGTAGATGCGCAGCTTGTGATCGATGACATCCTTGGATTCTGGCGGGTCTTGGTTCTGACCGATCTGGTCGCAGATTCCAAAGTACATCCGGTTCCAGGCGACGCTGCGGGGCCGGATGATCTTCACCTGCGCGCACTCACCATCCTTCATTCGGACGTGTATGCGGGCGCACTCCTCATCAGCCGGCAGAAAGCCGCGACCCTTCTTAGCGATCCAGCCACTCATCGCCACGCCCTCCGCGCGAGCTGGGGATAGACGGGGGCAGGGAGGGTGGTCTCATACCCCAGCTCGCGCATCAGCGCCCGGCGCAGGCCATTGAGTCGTCGGTCCCACCGACGCCCGCGCCAGATTGAACGCTTCTCATCCTTCCGGACTAAGCCGGTCGGGCTGTAGTCGCGGGACGGTCTCATTCGACAGGCGCCTCCGCCTTCATCCACTTCTTCATCGTCGCCTTGTTGATGATCCCGTCCGCGGCGAGTTTGTCGTCGACGGTGATCCAAAGCTCCTGATCCGCCTGCAGATGCTTCTCGACGTATTGGCGGTACTTCCAGGCGCACACCTTCTGGTCGCTACCGTACTCGGCGACGATGTCGGCGATCGCTGTGACGTGCTTATCGCGCTCCTCCCAATCGACATTGCTCGTGTCACCGCGAGGATCGGCTCGCAACTGCTGCGTTATGACTGTGGGCTCCGTTTGCTGAAACTGACCTTCCATCTCCTCGGCGGTGTGCTCGCCGCCGAGTTCGTCCGGAAAAGCTTCGCGGAGAGCGGCAGCTTCGGTGCACTTCGTCAGCATCTGGAGGGGCGCCTTGGTCCAGCGCTCGTTCACGACGCGCTCGCCCCTCTTGTCGTCCCACTTGGTGGCGACCACCTCGGAGAAGCGCACAACAACCGGATACTCGGCGCGCTGGCCAGCCTTCGGGTTCCAGCGGTACACAGTTAACTCGCAGAACTCGGGCGCCTCTACGCCGAGATAGTCGATCGCTGGCCCATATACCGGCCGGGAGTGGCCCAGGTACTCCCCAGTTCGGTTCGCCGTCGTCCGGTACTCGTAGATCCCGGGCATGACGACGTCTCGCCACTGTCCTCCGACCTTCATCGGTACGATGTGGCAAGGCTTCTTCATCGGGTCCAGTCTTCGGGCGATGCAGTAGTCCCACACCATCAAGACGGACTCGGACTTGGCGCCTGGGAACAGGTTGTTCGCAAGCGTGCGCCACTGGGCCTCGCCGATGTTTCGGCGGGCGACTGGAGCCGGCAATTGCGGCTCGTTGGATTGGACTACAGCGTTCAAGGGGCAGCCTCCGGGCCGTTACGCCGACACGCCGTGGCCGGCGGCGGCAGGTTGATGTGACGGTTCGACCGCTTCGGGCGGATGGACCACAGGAAGCAGGCGAGCGAGAAGACGATCCCCGTGAGGATCAGTGCGGGAGCCCAGCTCATGGGTTCAACTCCACGGGCAGGTCGCTGTGTGGGTCGTCGGGAGACGCAGATGTTTTCTCAGCGTCTAATTGGCGCATGTGGGGCACGCATCGGCGATATCCCCATGTGGCATCGTTCGGGCATCCGTCGACTGCGCACGGCCGCGTGTCGCTAGTAACGGGAGGTACTTCGGCTTTCACTTGTGGCGGTGCCGGCTTCGGCATCCAGTGCGTTACGGTGTCCCTCAGCAAAGAGGGCGAGGGGATGTAGCGGGGGTCGTGTGCGTTGTTTCCGCACGCGCACATCCAGCCCCGCTTGTCGCCATCAAAAATGAATGGCAGCCCCTCGGTAACGCGGCCGTCACTGGTGTGCACGAGAACCCATCGGGTCGCGGCGAATCCCTGCACGAAATCGAAGGTCTCTATCGGCTGCCAGTCACCAGACGTCTCGGAAGCGAGTCGATCCCGAAGTGCTTCAAAGAACTCGGCCTTCACCCATCGCTGCTCGTCGGTGTATGAGCCGTCATAGAACAGGCGGCCGGTGTAGACCCGAACGTGGTTCGCGAGGTCATTCTTTGAGGGAATGTTCTGGTCGCTCACAGCTTTCCCTCCTTCGCCTTGCGCAGGAGCTTCGATCCGGCCGGCTTGTGCTTGCCGCGATATTTCTCTCGGCTGAAGGTGCTCGGCCGGTAGTCTCTCTGCGGATTCGGCATGACCTCGGCGCCGAGCGCTGGCATAGAGGACGCCACGAGCGCCGCTATTGTCGCCACCCGTCGAAAATCGATCATGGCGTATTCTCCAGTGCGGACTTGTTACTCATGACCAAACCCTTCCGCATGACTTGCAGGTGTAGTACGTCGTCGGCAGGAACAAAGGCCCAGGACTACCTAGACCGTCAGCCCAGGTGACTTCGCCGCGATACTCCTGTCGGGTCTCCGATTCGATTTCCTTGGAACCACACTTCGGGCAGCACTCATCAGCTGGAACGTTGTCGCTCATCGCAAGTCCTTCGCGGCGAACTGGATATCCGTCTCAAACGGAATATCTCCGCCCATGTGACACATGTGGCCTAACTGCTCCATCAGGCTCCAGAGCTGGAATTCGCTATAGCCTTCTGCATCGACGCGGAACGTGAACGGGCCGATTCTGGGATACAGCTTGTTCAGTTCGTCATGCTGACGTTGCAACTCAGCGCGCCCAACTGGCGTCAACTTCACGCGCACGGTGTTGTTGATGTTGAAAGCGACGCGCCCTTCAGTGGAACGGTGAATAGGCTCGTTCATTTCGACAGTTCCTGTAGCTTGTCGATAATCGGCTCCAGCAGATCGTTGCCGCGTTCTGGGTCGCAATGGTTGCCGAGCACGTGCGAGACGTTCCCGAGCGCGATGAATAACTCGTAGAAAATCTGTCGCACGTCTTCGTGACGCACCCAGTCGCCTGCATCGTCATCTCGGTCCATGCCGTTGGCGCCTGGGTAGTAGCGAGCGATGGACTCAGTCATCGGAGCCGCCTCGGCACTTGTGGTAAGTGACCATTGCAGCCGCGAAGGCGAGCAGCCCAAGAACGATCACGCACAGTGTGGCCGTGATGATGATCTGCGCCATTTGAGGCAGACGTGACAACAGCCATATCACGCCGACCATCGACAGGATAGTTATCAGCGGATAGCCGATTCCGCCCAGCACAGCCCCAAGGATGCAGAGAGCGTTGCTCCGCTTCTCGTCAGACATAGAAGTCAGCCTCCCGCCAGTTCCATCAAGGCCGAGTCGATCTCGGCAATACGGTCTTCCAGCTCGCGCCGCTGGCGCATCAGGTCGATCTTCAAATCCTCCCGACGGGCCGCCGCTCGATCGTCCTCGAGAAGCTGTGCCGCCTGAGCAGCGTTTGCGCGGGCAAACGGCGTGTTCAGGTAGATGACGTTATCGGGTACGTGCTCGTACTCGATCAGCCAGTCGCGTATTGCGGTTCGGATGCTCACAAAGCCTCCCAATTCGTAGAGCCGTCAGAGACGACTTCACGCGTTTGGTCCTCATGCCTCATCTGCGCGCGAAGGTCGGCGTAACGCTCGTCCTTCGGCGCGCGCCAAAAACTCAGGCTCGCATCGATGATGTCGAGGTCGATTTGCCGCGAGCGGGCAATTGAGCACCAGTGCATCACCTCGGCGTGGCTGCGGCCGGTCCAGTAGGTCACCTGCCTCCAGGCGGCACTGATACGCTCGACGCATTCGCCACGATCCCGCACGAGCTGCGCGACTAGCTCCTCGTCGGTGGGTGGCCGCACAACCTTCGGAACGACGGTCGTCGGGATCACGACTGACTCACCTCGTAGGTCTTGAGCGTGTCCACGATCAGACTCCGAGTAGCCGGCGGATTTCGGCATCGCCAGGATGCTGTCTGAACGCGCGCACATAGCCGGCGCCGCCGAGCAGACGGGACTCAGCCTTCGCGCGGTTGATCGTCTTGAAGTCGATGCGGCGGATCTTCGCGACAGGATCATCGCCAGTCGGTGGGTCAGCCGAAAAGTGCGAGTGATTGACGCGAACAGATTTGATGCTCATCGCTTTTCTCCAGTAACCGTTTCATCCGAGAGCACGTCATCGATTTCCGCCACGACCGTGTCCCGGTCTTCGTAGAAGCCGGACCCTTCCATGTACTGGTACTGGCCGATTTTCTTGTCGGTCAGGAAGCGCCGGCAGTTCTCCAGAACTTGGCGCAAGCGGGCTTCGCTCGTGGTGTGTCCGGAGACGCTGGTTTCTTGTGAGGTGCTCACTCCCGGATCTCCCCGTTGTCCTGTTCGTAGTAGTCGAGCAGCTCGTTGATGGCTCCGCGCTGTGTATGGCCATTGAAGGTCCTCACGCCGAGGTCATACTCACGGAGTGACGCAGACCACCGGGCCTGCGGTGGCGCGCTCACGTTGATCCACGTGTGGATCTCCATGACGCCTAGCGGCGGAGAGCTTTTCTTGCTCTGTGAGTGACTCACGACCGCACCCCACGATGGAACGCGTCCGCGTCAGCCAGCGCTGCATCCCAAGTCCACCCGCCGCCAATGCAGACTTCCTCAAGCGACTCCCGACGGAAGATGCGGCAGCGACCGAATGCTCGCGTGCCCCAGCGAGGAGCGGCATCGTTGTAGTCCGTGCGCGTAGCGCCGAATCGGCTCCATGCGATGCGTGACGCCTCCGACCTACTGGTCTCTTCACGGGTGACTCCCGTGCCCTGAATCCCGCTGGTCTGGTTGCTCGCCATCTCGCTCTCCCGTTTGCCGGACCACCCCTTCATTCGAGGCCCTTTGCGCTGCTCGGCGGATGCCTGACGCTTCGGGGGTGGCCCGGCTGGTTGCTCAGCCTGTAGCGGTATATTGCTACTCGCGCGGACCGGCGTCAAGTAGTTTATTGCTAGCGGTATACAGCCAAACCCAAAACCAGCCGGGCGAGGGCTAGTTCATGGGCGGGCGATCAGGGGGTGGGGCGGAGCTTAGATTCGCGGTTGGCCATCGCGTCGATGAGCGCGCGGCCTTCTGGGCTTGCATTGACGTATGAGTCAAACAGCGCCTGGACAGCCTTCGACTTCAGCAGATCTTCGGTGAGGTTCGGCATGATCAGGTGCCAGCCCTCTAAGCCAAAAGCGTGCGCTAGCGCATCAGCAGTCTCCACAGAGCATCCGGAGTCTTCACTGAGGATCGCGCTGATCATTCGCTGGGACACGCCCGACTTCTTGCTGAGTTCCATCTGGTTCCACTCACGGATGTTCATGAGGGTCCGAAGGTTCCTTGAGAGCGAGGTGCGGGTGCTTGGACGTTTTGGTGCCACATAGCAACGGTATAATCTCTGCGTAGCGGTTTGTCGCAGGAGTGGGAGTTGTGTTGCGGTTGCTACCATAGCGATATTTTGCTAAGAATACGCACATGGAGCGACCAGAGCAAATAGTCCGAGACCTTCGTCGGCGTGCCAACGCTTTGTTAAACCGGAAAAAAGTCAAACGCGAGCAGCTCGCGTATGAGTCCGGTCTCACTTACTCGTGGCTTTGCAAGTTTCTCGCGGAGCACGAGGACGCGTCGAATCCGCGCGTGAATACCCTCGTGAAACTCGAAAAGCGTCTAAGCGAACTGGAGAGGCTGCAGTGACAGCCTCTTTTTGGGCCTCGCGGGACCAGACCTCGTGTAACGCCTTGAGGAAGAAGTCCGCTGGGAATCGCTCGGGCATTTGCGATCACTCCGTGAATCAGACACGTGATAGCCGTGCCCGTCCATTGGCGTCGCGCACTTCCTTCCGGGAGACGTACTCCGGAGCCTCGGCGGTTGCGCTGTTCTTATCTGCAGTCGGCTATCAGAACGTAACACAGGTTAGACCGGAGTTGGCCTCAAAAAAGTGCAACTCCATTTCGCAGACGCGGCGCGCAAACCTTGATCCACTGCTGCATCACTGCGATTTATCTCACCCGCTGTTCACACGACCGTATGCCGGCCATAACTGGACGCCGGATAACGGATGCATTTGTGCTTCAAGCACATGGAGCGTGGCGTGATCCGCTGGCCGTTCACAGTGCGGCTAGATCACTGCGCGGTGAGCATCACGGTATCGCGCCCCGGAACGTCGCGATCGTCCGCTGAAACGTCTCATGCGGTTGCGGATTCGCCGCAACCATTGTCTCGAATGCTTCTCTCAGTCGATCAGGCTGTGGGTGCGTGGCGAGCACAGCAGAAATTGCTGTCGCATACGCCTGGAGCAGTGCTGTGAGCTGGTCGTCCATTGTTTTCTCCCGTCGCGCCCTGGCCGATGTTTGGCGACTGATGGCCGGGGCTGCGACGCCAATCCTAATTCGGCGGAACCCGCGGGCGCTATTGACGCGCTCCCTGCACTGACTTCGCTCGGGCAGGCCGCCGTTCCTTTGGAGGCTCTGTGACCCAAGCGGACCAGATCCTGAATCACCTTCGATCCGGCAAGCACATCACGCCGCTGGAAGCGCTGAACCGCTTCGGGTGTTTCAGATTGTGCGCACGTATCTACGACCTGAAGAAGGCCGGACACGAGATCGAATCGCAGATGGTGACGCTGCCGAATGGCAAGCAAGTCGCGAGCTATCGGCTAGCTGAATGAAAAACGCCCCGGTGGTGGAAGTCCATCCGGGGCGTCTTGGTTCATCGGGGCGAAGTTACAGCGCAACTATGAACTTAGTTTGATCGGGCTTCAAGGCCTCATGCGTCGAGGCCGGAAACGGATAGGCGCAGCTCGCTGGGGGCTTGTATCCCGGGGCGAGTCGAAACAAGCCCGGGAGGTCGCCCCTCCATCCTCTGCGCCCATGCGTGGGGGGAGGGGGGGTCATGCCTCCCAGGATCTTCGGAGTCGAGGTAGCCGAGCAGGCAGCAAGGTATCTCGCTCCATGCAAAGCGATCGGGGTTCGCGAGGATAAGTCGGAGAAGTTGTTCCATGTTCGTGACCACGCAAGCATTTTACGCGCCTGCGGAGGCTGAGCGGTAATGGTTATTAGACACAGCTATCAACCGATGCACCCGCCTCAGAAGCAGGTCAGCCAGGAGCGCATGCATGAGATCCTGGCCAGACGCTCCGGCAAAGCGCAGTCGCCGCAGGCGAAAGCAGACGCTGATGTCTGGCCGAAAGCGCCTCATGAAACCCGCCTGCCTCCAACTCCTCCCCGCGCAACCGGCCCGCTTCAGTGGCAGAAGCCAGCGGCTGGATCGATGGGCGTCAGGACCGTGTGTGAGTGGTACTCGTGCTGTAAGGCGATGGTCGATGGCGAGTGGGAATACGAGGTTTGGACTCGCGAGCCGCTGACGGGCGGGATGAAGCAGTTAGCCGTGGGGCTGGCGAGTTTCGAAGACGGGAAACGAGTCGCACAGGAAGATGCGGACAGGGCTCTGCGATGATCGAACTGACCATCCCCGAGGCCACACCTTCGCTAAACCGCATGCTCGGCCATCATTGGAAGAACAAGCACGACTTGCGAAAGCACTGGGGATGGCTGGTGAGAGCGGCTCGGCTCAACGCGAAGATCTATCCGAAGGCGCCGCTCCCAAAAGCGAAGGTCACCATCACGCGTCACGGTCGGCGAATCTGTGACACCGACAATCTGATCGGTGGCCAAAAGATACTGATCGACTCGCTGGTCAAAGAGGGCATCCTGGAAAACGATACGCCCGATCACGTCGAACTGATCGTGAAGCAGATCGTGACGAAGACACCGCACACCGTAGTGCAAATCGAGCAAATCACATGAATGGGGAGACAGAAGTGAACGCCGCCATTGCCATCTCGTCGTACGAGATCATCCCGGTTCCCATCAAGGTCACAGCCGCCGTCACCGTTCGCGACAAGCGCACGATGAACCACATGGACCCGGAGACCAAGGAGGCGCATCTGCGGTTGGAGGAGTGGGGGAGAGAGACGCGCGACGCCAGCAACGGATATCCTTCTACCACGCTTCTGGGGCGGTTAATCGAGCAGGGGCCAATGGGCGCAGGGCAGAGCGGGAAGCCGCCTGTATCGTTGTCAGAGTCTGCCTCGCGGGCTGATGCGTGCGTGGCAAAGCTCTGCCAGATCGACCAACGAGTGCTGCGGTACTACTACCAGCACTGGGTCGGTGTCGAGGAAGTGGCGAAGTTCATGCGTATGCGCGTGCGACAGGCGCAGAATGTCTTGAGACGTGCGCGGTGGCGGTTCATGGCGCATCTGGCGGTGGCTGAAGGGGGTTGAGTATGCGGAGAAACAATGGGAGCTATCCACAAAAAACAGTAAGCTGGGAACTCAGAGCGACGGCGTTTTATGCAGACGAGAAGGGAAATGAGACGCTCCCAACTCTTGTTGGCATGACGGTATGCGAAGTTCCCGAGCTACGAAAGGCGACCGCGAACATGTTGGCAAGGAATGGGTTTACCACGGCCCAGGAAATTGCATCTGGTTATGATGACATGTCGCTCGCTCGCTGCTTCGGGAATGGGTTGGGCAGGAAGCGATTCTTGGAGATTCAGCGTTTTTTGAATGCTCATCCACTTGTCTGGCGACATCATGGAACGTTCAACATGAAACGCTCAACCAATCCGAAGGCGGCCCGTGGCAGCTAGACGTCTCCCGCGAACCATCGCTGGCTGCTGGGGTGTGCTGACTGCAGACGGCCCCTTCACGTACAACACAGGCGTTCCGGTGCTCTATTCAACCAAGGCGGAAGCGCAGGAGGACTGCAAGCTGTCCGACATGAAGCCTGTGCGAGTGACTGTGCGCTATCCACTTCTGCGGCCTCGCAGATAAATTAGGCGCGCCCCGACGGGAGGCGGACGACCGCGCTGGTCCTTGGTATCCCGTCAACGTTTGTACGCACTCAATCTTTCTGCTGAACTCACCGCAATTGATCGTGCCTCTGCACCGAATCCCTGCTTAGCGCACCCCCGCTGAGCCCTCCAACCCGCCCTAGTGGCGGGTTTTTTATTTCTGGAGCCCTGAATGAGCTGGATCGAATGGCTCATCGGGCGGCTATTCAAGAAGCCGCCGGGCCGCGTCACCAACGTCCGCATCAAGGTATCTGCATGAAGACCATCAATATCACGTGGGATGTCCCGGTAACCCGCGAGGATGGCAAGGCTCTGCCGAAAGCCGAGATCGCGGATACGGAGGTATCGCTGGCGCCGGTCGCCGCTGATGGCACCGTAGGCTCGTTTACGAGTCTCGCGAAGGTAAAGCCCGACGCGACGCAGACCGTGAACAAGGACGTGCCGGACGGTGATTACAAGATCCGGTTCGTCGTCACCGACATCTACGGACAGAAGGGCAAGCCGCTCGACGCATCTGCGACAGTGAAGTCCGCGCCGCCGGGTCAGGTTCTGAACATAAAGGTCACGGTGGCGTGAGTTCACTTCTCCGGATCGTCTTCGATCCGGACCTGACCCCGACTGGTGTCCCATCGATCACCAGCGTCACCGTCGTCTCTCAAAGCCGTCTCGATGTCGCGTGGACTTCGGTTACGGACAACGCAGGTGGCTCGGGGCTTGCGGGCTACAACCTGATCATCGACGGTGGCGCGCCGCTCGAGCTGGGCATCCAGACGAGCTATTCGCTCACGGGTCTCGGGTCAAACACCACGCACACGTTCCGTGTCGCGGGCCGTGATCAGGCCGGCAACGTCTCGGCCTACAGCGCGCAGTCGCAGGCGACTACCCTGTCTGCACCAGCGCCGTTCAACCCGCTGTACCCGCGACTCGGGTCGTACGCGATCGGTGGCCAAAAGAACTATCAGGACGCTGCAGTAAAGGCCGCTCTCTCCAAGCGGCACGTCAATTTCCTGTCGCCATTTCTCGGCTGGGAGAACAGCCGCGGGACCACGTTCACTGCAGTCACGCAGGACATCAAGGCGCAGTCGACGATTGGCACGCAGATCTACGTCTATGTCATCACCAGCAGCCTTTACAGGGCCGCCGCGGCGACAAATCAAGCGTATTGGGACCCGTACAACTGGCTCGTCACGAACAAGGGTTTCGGCTACAGCAACGGCCTGAGCGAGATCGGGGTGATGATCTCGGCGGCGGATGCCTCTCAGGATCAGGCGAACTACCGCCTCACGGGCAAAGTCGTCAACGGCAAGCGGTACTACGAGTACCTGATCGATTTCAGTCTGGACGTACACCGGGATGGCGTGCCGAGGAGCAACGGCACGAGCCTGATCAGCACCGCAGCGAACCCATTCCTCGACGGATTCTTTGTCGACAACGTGTTCTGCAAGGAGCGCACGGCGGCCGACTACGACCGCAACGGTTCCCCGGACGCGATCGATACGATCGCCGATGCCAACGCGACGATGAACTCGCACGTCGCAATGATGAGCTATCTGCGTAGTCGGGCGCCTACCTGGAAGGTAATGGTCAACTCCGCCGACTGGCGCGAGTACGAGACGGCATATGGATTCGGCTCGTTCAGCAATGCCCCGCTGAACCAGAAGGCCGAAGGCGGCGCCATCGAATCCATCGAGAACTACGAGTCGCTGGCCTACAGCTCGGTGATCAGCGCCATCAAGACTCAGATGGACGCGTATTTACCGCCGAAGTTGGGCGTCCTCGGTTGGAAGATCGCATCGTTCACCGACTACGCGGGCATGCGTTACGGGTTCGGCACAGCGCTGCTGACGGACACGTACTACTACCCGTTGGTGGGCACGTACCGCTCGGAAGACCTTCCGAGTCTGTGGTACGACGAATTCAACTTCGATCTGGGCGCGGCAATCGATCCGGTCCAGACGGTCGCCCGGTATCAGTCTGCAACGCTCGGCGAGGGCGTCTGGCGTCGTGACTTTGCGAACGGCATCGTTCTTGTAGGCGCACGTCGCGCCAGCGGGGCGACGACGGCCTATTCGCCGGTCAGCCTCGGCGGCACGTTCTACCGCCTCGTAGGCACCCAGGCACCGGCCGTCAACAGCGGTGTGGCCGTCACTAGCGTGACGCTCTCACCGCGTGACGCGATTGTGCTGGCTCGCGTCCCGCAGGTTGGAGCCGGGATCTTCCCGCTCACCATCGACAGCGGCGGGCGCTTCATCAGGGACAACACGGGCGCGCCGTTCCTGATCCATGGCGATACTCCGTGGTCGCTTGCGGTCCAGCTCACCCGCACGCAAATCGACACGTACCTGAACGATCGGCAGTCGAAGGGATTCAACACCGTTCTCTTCAACGCCATCGAGCACTTTTTCAGCGCCAACTCTCCCGCGTACCGAAACCGGGAGGGCAACGACCCGTTCTCGCCGATGACGAATTTCGCCGCGCCAAACGAGGCGTACTGGCAACTGGTCGACTACATCGTGGTGGGCTGTCTGGCCCGCAACATGATCGCGCTGATCAACCCGGCCTATTTGGGGTTCGGCGGCGGCTCAGAAGGCTGGAACACAGAGGTACAGGCCGAGACCGCCGCAGACCTACAGGCTTACGGCACGTTCCTCGCCAACCGCTACAGCGGCTACGGAAATGTCATCTGGTGCATGGGCGGCGACTACGCAGGTACCAGCGGCGAGCGTACCAAGCAGTGGAATATCGTTACCGGCATCCGCACGGTCGACACTGATGCGATCATCACCGCGCACGGAGCTCGCACTGAGAGCGCCTATAGCCAGTGGAGCAGTTTCCGCGGCTCAGGCTTCAATTTAAACAACATCTACACGAACGGTACTGAGTACACGTTCGCGGCGACCGAGTACGCACGTTCGCCGGCAATGCCGTTCATCGAGTTCGAGGGCTACTACGACGACGCAAGAGGCGGCACTCCGCCGGCAACTCCTGCGGACTGCCGCCGTCAGGCCTACGCGTCGATCCTGTCGGGCGCCTGCGGCCATCTATTTGGCAACTTCCCTGTCTGGGACTTCGGATCGCCTGCAGCGGGCGGTTCGGGCGGTGGTGTCACCGCGGCGCTGACTAACCTCAGCACGACCGCGACGAATCAGATGGCGTACGTGAAGGCTCTCTTCACGGCGTTCAACTGGCAGCTGCTGCAGCCTCGTACTGACACGAGCGTCGTCACTACGAGCCTGGGATCGGGAGCGACGCGAATCGTCGCAGCTCGAGCCAGCGATGGCTCATTCGTGATGATCTGGACGACGGGCAACGGATTTACCGTCAACCTGAATTCCCTGTCGGTCTCCTCGATCCGTGCGCGGTGGTACAACACAACCGATGGCACCTACGCGACTGCCGGCACGTTCTCGAACGTGGGCACGCAAGCGTTCTCACCGCCGGGTGAGAGAGTGTTGGTGCTCGATCAGTCCGCGTCCGTGGGCGGCTTCACCTTTGACAGCGGATTTTCAGCGGGCTCCGGGAGCTCGTTCGCTGATGGCGGCACCGCCACGATCCTTTCGTCCGGCTCAGTGTTCGGTTCGAAACCGAACGGCTCGAAACCTGCTTGGTATTGGAACCCCGGCAAGTCTGCCTCGACGGCACTTGATTCGAACAGCCGAAACACTGCGTGGGCGGTAGACCCTGACAGCAGCGTCAACGGCCCACAGTATGGATCAATCACCGCCAATCAGTTGGTGACCGGCTCCGTAGCCGCTTACGAGATCAACTGGAACACGGCGGGTCGGCAGGCAACCATTCAAGGAATGGCGTTGCCGAACGCCACGGACTGGTACCTCTTCAGCAAGTGGCGCACCAACTTCAACATGGCCGACGCGTTCCCGCTCGCGGGGAACCTGTTAGACGGCCAGGCGAACATGAAGGGGTGGCGCATCTGGAATACGGGCTTCACGCACGACATGGTCACCGGGTTCGGCGACGATGACGCGCGCGACAAGCACGTAAAGTTATATGAGAACACAGACAACGGCACCGCATTTGAGGTGCATGGCGTTGGGCTGCCGAAGAATATCTGGCTCACTGATGAGATCCAGCAGCATCAGGGCGACGTCGGCGTAGCGAACGCGGTCACGCGGATCTTCGAGCAAGGCAAGCTTCAGGCGACCTACACGAACGTATCGCGCCGTTCGCCATCGTGGACCGCGCTCTATGCGCGTTTCTACGGCCACCAGAAAGAGCGCATGAACACGCTGTCGTCGTGGCGCATCTGGTACGACATTCTCTATCTCGACGACTCATGGTGCCGCGTCGTAGTCACGGATCAAGCGACGTGGAGCACGGCGTCCACTCGCGGCATGGAAGTCCAGATCCCGACCGCATGGGCTGCCGGTTCCATCACCTTTGTGTGCCGTCGCGGTGCTCTGACTCTCGCTGGCAAATACCTGTACGTGGTTCGCAGCGATGGCACCGCCGTCCGCGTCGGCCAGTTCACTTAGGAATAACTCGTGGCAGCGCCTGTCGTCGTTCAATCGAACAAGAACCAGGCAAGCAACCACGGCACAACATCGGTCACGGTCGCCCTCACGGGCGTCAGCACATCTAATCTGCTGATCGCGATGTTCGGAAGCTTCCGAGGCGACACGCCCGGAACGATCACGGGCATCACCGACAACCAGGGCAACACGTGGACGCAGCGTGCATCGACGATGCCTGGAAGCTTCGGGCTTGCCATCTGGACGTGCAAGCCGACGACCGGCGGCTCGGTCACGGTCAGCCTGAACTTCAGCGGCGGCGACGCCAACAAGTATTCGAGCCTCAGTGTCTACGAAGTGTCGGGCGTCCACACAGATGTCATCGACGGCACGCCTGCGACCAGCACCGGCACCAGCACGGCGCCGGTCGCAAACATCCCTGATACGGCCACCACCACCGACCTCGTGTTCGGGGTGATGACCTGCACCAATACCAATACAGCCACAGCGGGCTCCGGTTGGACGCTCGGCAATGGCTACAACGACAACGACGTCCAGATGACGTCGGTTCTCCTGCGCACGACATCCAGCGCAGGCGCTTTCGATCCCACGTGGGGACTGGGCTCCAGTGACACGTGGTACGCGGCCGGTATCGCCCTGAAGGGCATCACAGGTGGCGGCGGATCTTCCATCGCTGCCATCTCGAGCGGCTATCAACAGAGAGGAATGCGCTAAATGGCAATGGTCACGTGGCTGAAGCAGAGCACCGCAAGGACGGTGACGATCGGCCCGTTCGTGGACTCAACGGACGGTGTGACCGCAGAGACGGCGCTCACTCTCTCGCAGGCCGATATCCGGCTGTCGAAGAACGACGGGGCATTCGGGCAGAAGAATCAGTCCTCGACGGCCACCCACAAGGAAAACGGCTACTACTCCTGCTCGCTCGACACGACGGATACGGACACCCTGGGTAATCTGACCCTAGGCGTGAACGAGTCTGGTGCTTTGCCGGTGAGGCACGACTTCCTGGTCGTTCCTTCGAATATCTGGGATTCGTTCGTCGGCAACACGAACATCCTGAACACCAACGTCTACTCAATCGCGGGGCTCACCACGCTTCGCGATCTGTTCGCAGCCTCCCTCGCCGGCATCGTTACGGGCACCTCGGACAACACCGGGTTCACCGCAACGAACTCGATCATGGAAACGACGATCACGGAGGCGACCGCCGATCACTACAACGGCCGCGTCATCGTATTCACGTCAGGATCGCTTCTCGGGCAGGCAACGCTCATCACTGACTACGCCCTGAACGGTGGCCGAGGCCGCTTCACCATGTCGACGCTGACGGAGGTCGTCCCGAATGGCACGACATTCGTCATTGTCTGACGAGTAGCCCATGCCCAGTCTCGCCGGGGCGGTCTCGACCCTCGGCCTTTCTGGCGTCTCTCGCGCAGCGCCGGTCTTCAATTCTGAGTACGCGACCAATCCAAGGCCGTATACCCAGACATTCACGAAACTCGGTCTCACCGCAGTCCCTGCGCCATACGCCGTCGACTTCAGCGGCAAGAGCGAACTCTCGGATGTCAGTGTCGCAGGCACCGATACCTGGTCGATCTCCTGGACCGAGTCACCGGTCGACTCGCAGGAGATCTACAGCACCGATACGTGGCGCCTCTCATGGAGCGAGACGGCGCAGGTCCTGCGATACATCGCAGCGGCTGACACATGGAGCCTTGCATGGTCCGAGACCGTCCAGCTCGGCATCTCGGGTGTTACGGACAAGGCCGGATCAGACACCTGGTCACTCAGCTACACGGAAGTCGCAACGCTCGATGTTGCGATCGAGGCGACAGACACCTGGAGCATCTCCTGGTCTGAAGCTGGCACGGTCGATGTCTCCATTGAGGTCATCTCGGCCACGGATACGTGGTCGATCAGCTACACCGAAGCGCCGTTCCTAGAGGTCTTCACCGGCATCCAGCCCATCGGCGGCACAGATGTGTGGTCGATGTCGTGGTCGCTATCTGCCGCGGTCATCGCAAGAACGCCCGTTGACCCGCTTCGAATTCGAATCATTCCGCGCACCGCGCGCATCAGGATCGTTCCGCTATGAGCATGAAACTTCAGGTGATGAAGCTCGAAGGCGATTGGGTATCACGCCCCAAGTGGTACCGCTTCGATCAGTGGCTCTCGAACTGGTGGCACAACCGAAACGTGCTGCCCAAGAACCCTGAAACCCTCACGAGCCATCCCGCCTATCGCGGCACCGTGGAAAAGGTCGTGGAGGAATAATGGCACTCACGAACTTGGGTCTGATCGAGCACCTGAAGGCGATCATCGGCGAAGTCGGTTTCACGGCGCTCAACAGCACCAATGCCTACCTCGGCGTGGGTGACTCCAGCACCGCTTTCAGCGCGGCTCACACCGACCTGCAGGGCTCCAACAAGACCCGCAAGGGCATGGAGTCAGGCTACCCGCAGCGCTCGAGCAACCAGCTCGTGTTTCGCGGCCTGTTTGGCACGTCTGACGCCAACTATGCGTGGGCCGAGCACGGCGTGTTCAACGCCCCAACGGGCGGCACGATGATCTCTCGCAAGGTCGAGTCACTGGGCACCAAGGCCAACACGCAAAGCTGGCTGCTGACGGTTACGGTCACTGGAGCCGCCGCCTAAGTGCTGACGATCCCGGAGAAGTCCAGACAGGGCTTCGCCTTCATCTGCGAGGACGAGGATCGCAGGGCATTCGTTCCAGGCACATGCCGTCTTCGTGTCCACGATCAGCAGACGGAGACCGAGCTTCAGGGATGGACCGAGATCCCACCGGCGATGCGCATGGAAGTGTTCATTGCTGCCACGGTCAATCGCATCCTGAACGACAACAACGCGTATGAATATCGCGTCCTGACCGTCCAGAGCGACTACGACACCGACGACCAGCTCTCCAAGGAAGAGGTGTATCGCATCGAGAACCTGCGAGGCTTCCAGTGAGCTTCGCAACACTCCTTGGCGTACTCACCGCCGAACAGATGCTGGCACTCAAGCAACTGGCCGACACTGCTCAATGGCGAGAGATTCCGTTGCGTCAGTACGACACTGCAGACATCTCGGGCTTCTGGGAAGAGTGCACCCGCGCGTTCTTCATCCGTATCCCGCCCAAAGGCCATATCCATCGTCACAGAGACGAGGCCATCAAGGGCATCACGCACCATCTCGTCCTGCAGACCAACTCTCAGGCCCTGAACTGGTGGCAGGAAGACGGACAGGACTGCTGCATCCATCTGCAGGCCGGCAAGCGATACCTCGTCCAACGCGACCCCCTGCACTGGGCCACGAATGACGGCGATACGGACCGAATTCACCTGCTTGTGGAGTACGGATGATGGCTCGCCCAAAAGGAGTCTGGACCCCGGACATTGTGCGCAAGCGCATCCAGGCGACCAAACTTGCAAAAGCGCTTCAGGATCACGTGTTTGGGAAAAACGAGATGAGCGCAACTCAGATACGAGCCGCCGAGATTCTCTTGCGCAAGAAAGTGCCCGATCTGAACACGACGGAATTCACGGGTGAGCTCATCCACCGCGACATCACAGACCAGCCCCAAACCGCCGAGCAGTGGGAGCAGCAGTACGCAGATAGTCTGGAGACCCCAGCAGGGGCCTCAGAAAGCTCTCATTGATTGCCCACTGCCCGAGGTCTTCTACGGTGGAGCTCGCGGTGGTGGAAAGACGGACGGGGTCCTCGGCAAGTACGCGCTGAAGGCCAAACGGTACGGCAAACACTTCAACGCGGTGTTCTTCCGCCGTGAACTGCCGATGCTCGACGACGCGATTGAGCGCTCGGCCGAGATCTACGGCCCTCTCGGTGCGAAGTGGTCGGATCAGAAGAAGACATGGCGCTTTCCATGGGGCGGCCGACTCAGATTCAGGCCGCTGGAGCGCGTAGAAGACGCGGAGAAGTATCAGGGCCAGAACCTCACGGACGCGTGTGTGGAGGAAGCCGGTCAGTATCCAGACTCGCGCCCCATCGATCGCGTGAACGGCGTTCTGCGTAGCGCTCACGGCGTGCCCACTCAGCTATTGCTGACGGGTAATCCTGGTGGCCCCGGGCAGAGCTGGATCAAGCAGCGCTACATTGATCCAGCACCACTTGGAATGCGTGTGCTGACTCGTACGCTGCCAAACGGCAAGGCGCACAAGTTCGTGTTCATCCCCAGCAGGGTGGAAAACAATCGCATCCTGCTGCGGTCGGACCCCGACTACATCAATCGCCTTTACCTGGTCGGATCGGCTGAGCTCGTCAATGCATGGCTCAAGGGCGACTGGGACGCGATAGAAGGCGCGTTCTTTCCCGAGTTCTCGACGGCGCTGCATGTAGTGGCACCGATCGCGCTACCGAGCCATTGGACGCGCTTTCGCGCCATGGACTGGGGATCGGCCAAGCCGTTCTCCGTCGGCTGGTATGCCGTCTCGGACGGCGAGCTACCGCAGTTCCCGCGTGGAGCCCTGATCAAGTATCGCGAGTGGTACGGCATCAAGACCGACAACCGTGGTGAGTTCCTGCCGAATGTGGGCCTGAAGCTCACAGCGGAGGAGGTCGGTACGGGCATCAGGGCTCGTGAGCTACCGACCGAGAAACTCGAGGTTGGCGTGCTCGACCCATCAGCATTCTCCGAAGACGGCGGCCCCAGCATCGCAAGCCGGCTCGGCGTGATCTTCAGGCGCGCCGACAACAAGCGCGTTGCGCAGGCGGGCGCTCTGGGTGGATGGGATCAGTTGCGCGCCCGGCTCAAAGGCGAGGAGGGCAGGCCGATGCTGTACTTCTTCTCGACCTGTACGCACACGATCAGAACGCTTCCTGCACTTCAGCACGACCCAGTGAAGGCAGAGGACGTTGACACAGACGGTGAGGATCACGCGCCTGACGAGACACGCTATGCGTGCATGTCACGCCCATGGATTGCGCCCTCGGCCAACAGCAAGCAACAGAAGGTCAAAGACTACGGTGGTCTCGATGAACGTGATGAAGAGGACTCGTGGAAGATAGCGTAGACGGTCTGCAGGACCGTATCTCAGAGTTCCGCGACTTCACCACTTCAACTGTCACCGCACGCGCGCTCGCCGAGAAGTGCCGCGACTACAAGAACGGCGAGCAGCTGTCAGAGGAGGAGATCAAGGCGCTCAAGAAGCGCAAACAGCCGCCGGTCGTCGACAACAAGATCCAGGACAAGTACGACACGCTGATCGGCATCGAGCAGCAGACGCGCACCGACCCGAAAGCCTATCCTCGCACGCCTCAGCATGAGGATGATGCAGACGCGGCCACCGACTCACTGCGCTACGTCAAGGACGACAACTCGTTCACCGAGACTACGACAGCCGCCTTCGACAACCTCGTAGTAGAGGGCCTGTGCGCGGGTGAGGTGATCATAGAGCCGCGCGAGCGCAAGTTTCCCCGCGTGCTGATGAAGCGCATCCGCTGGGATCGGGTGTACTACGACCCGCATTCGCTGGAGCTCGACTACTCGGACGCGCGCTACAAGGGCTTCTTCACCTGGATGGACCTGGAAGACGCCAAGGCCATGCCGCAGTGGAAAGGCAAAGGCGAGATCCTCGACCAGTGTTTCTCTGGCGATTCGATCAGCACGGACAGCACGCACGAGGACAAGCCGCGCTTCGCGATGATCAGCGACAAGCGCAAGCGGATTCAGGTGTTCACGACCTACTACCGCAAGTCCGACTACTGGATGCGCGCGGTGTGGTGCCTGGGGGGCTATCTCGAGGGCCCTGAGAAGTCCAACTACAAGGATCAGGATGGAAACCCGGACTGCTGCATCGAGTTGCAGGCGGTCTACAAGGATAAGGACGGCAACCCCTTCGGGGCAGTGAAGCGCTGGCTCGACCTGCAGGACGCTCACAACAAGCGTCACTCGAAGATGCTTCACCTGCTCAACACGAAGCAGCTGCATACGGAGAAAGGCGCGTTCGCAGACATCAACAAGGCCCGCGCGGAGCTCCACAAGCCCGATGGCGTGATCGAGTACACGCAGGGCATGAAGTCCGAGATCATCACGAATCTCGACATGGCGCAGGGGCAGTTCCAGCTCCTGCAGTACACGGATGCTCAGTTGTCGGCAACAGGGCCCAACGCGGCACTGATGGGCCAGACAGGCGATATCTCAGGCCGCGCCAAGCAGCTCGACCAGCAGGGCGGGATGCTCATGACCGCGCCGCTTGCCAATGCATTGCGCTCCTGGAAAACGCGCATGTATCGCCACGCGTGGAACCGCATTCGCCAGTACTGGACGGCGCCCATGTGGATTCGGGTGACGGACAACGAAGACAACGTTCGATTTGCCGGGCTCAACCAGCCGACGACCGTGGGCGAGATGCAGGCCAAGCGCCTCGCCAAGCAGAAACTGCAGCCAGAGCAGAAGGCCGCAATGGTTCAGCAGATCGCTGCTGACCCGGAAGCGATGAGCCGGACGATCGAGAACAACGTCGCCGAGATGGACGTCGACATCATCATCGACGAAGCACCGGACACGGTCATCGTCCAGTCCGAGGAGTTCGAGAAGCTCGTGCGTCTTGCCGAGTCGGGAGCGGTGCAGATCCCGCCGAAGGCGCTGATCGCCGCTTCGCAGCTTCGGGCGCAGACCAAGAAACAGATCATGGACGAGATGTCGGGCGCGAACGACCCGATGGCTCAGCAGATGGCGCAGATGCAGGCTCGCATGATGGAGCTCGAGGCCATGCTGAAAGAGGCCGAAGTGCGCAAGGTCAACGCGCAGGCCGCCAAGGACGAAGCCGCCACCGTCGAAAGTCAGGTGGACGCGAGCGTCAAGGTCGCAGAGTTCACCACCCCGCAGGCCGATCCTGCGACGGGCCAGGCTGGCGCAAAGCCAGCAGCTAAGACACAAGTTTCAGTCAATTAACCGCCGCCGGGTTTCGGGCGTTCTCACATGGTGCCGCCGACCTCACGGGCGTTTGGAGCGTGTATGAGCGAGACAGAGAGCATTCAGAGCATCTTGGGTGAGTCCCCATTCGTCACGGGCGAAACCGCTGCGCCGCCGGCAGTAGAGACGAAGACGGAAGCGCCCGCTGAGGTCAAACAGGAACCGACAGAGCAGAAGCCTGATCGGGCTCGTGATGAGAGCGGCAAGTTCACGAAGGCCGAGGACAAATCGGAGAAGCCTGCTGAGAAGCCGGCCGAAACGAAGCCCCGTGCCGACGTAGCGGCGATCATCGATGAGCGCAGGAAGCGTCAGGCACTGGAGTCGGAGCTTGCGAAGCTGCGTCAGGCGCAGGAGAAGCCCGTACAGAAGCCGTCAGTCTTCGAGAATGAAGACGCGGCGATCAACGCTCGGATCGAGGAGTACTCGGCTCCAGTTCGTGAGGCGATCTACAAACTGTCGGTCAAGTCCGCTCGTGCGAGCTACAAGGACTTCGACGACGCAGCGCAGGCGTTCGCCGATGCGTCCGAGCGAGATCCGCGGCTGATCGCGGGGCTGCAGGCCTCTGACGATCCTGGCGAGTTCATCTACTCGATGGGCATTCATGTCCGGGAGCTAGCCGATGTTGGCGGCGACCTCATGAAGTACCGCGACAAGGTGACCTCCGCATCTCAGTCAAAGATCGATGAGCAGGCCAAGCAGATTGCAGCGCTGACCGCGCAAGTCGAAGCTCTGACGAAGTCTCAGGCCGAACTGGCCGCCGTTCCACGCTCACTCAACGGATTGCCCTCGACCCCTGCCAAGGCGGGTGACGAGGACGCAGACGACATTCACAGCATCGTTCGATTCAAATAGCCGGATCGCCACATGGCTGACGAAGAACCCGCCTCGAGCGGGTTTTTTATTGCCTGCGATCCGGCCAATCACCCATTTCAGGAGTTGATATGAGCCAGACCGCAGTCACGGCAAATGCCCGTGTAGTCAAGTACCAGAACTCGTTCTATCGCGAGTTCATCCGGGGCAACAAGTTCTCCAAGTACATCGGTACGAACGAGAACTCGCCCATTCAGCTGATCGAGGATCTCTCCAAGGCACGCGGCGAGAGCGTGTACATCTACCTTGTCAACAAGCTCGGCGCGACGCGAGCCAACGGCAAGATCCGCACCGGCTATCAGACGCTGAAGGGCTATGAGACGCCGATGAACATCCGCTCGAACAAGCTGACCATTGGCTTGTCTCGATTCGCGGTAACGATCTGGGAGTCCGACAAGCAATTCTCGGCCATCGATCTGGTCGAAGCGCGCGATGCCGTGCTCAAGGACGACGCGAAGATCGACTTCCGGGATCGAATCATCACGGCGTTCGGCTCGATGAGCATCGACGGCAACACGCACTACGCCTACGCGGACGCCGATGAGACGACGATCAAGGACGTGTGGCTCGCCAACAACTCAGACCGCGTCATCTTCGGCGCGGGGGTCGGTAGCTACGCGGATCACTCGGCAGACATCACGCAGCTCGATTCGCCCACGGACATCATCACGGAAGCGAATCTGAAGCTGATGAAGGACAAGGCGAAGTCGGCCAATCCCATCATCCGACCCATCAAGGTTCGCGAGGACGAGGAGTGGTACGTCGTGTTCATGGGTACGAAGCTGTTCCGTCAGGCGCAGACGGCGCTGGCGCAGCTTAACCGTGAGGCATGGGTGCGTGCACAGGGCGAGAACAACCCGCTGTTCACAGGCGGCGACCTGATCTGCGACGGCATGGTCATCAAGGAAGTGCCGGAAATCCAGCCGCTGGCTGGTACGCCTGGCGCTAGCGGTACGACCGCTGTCGCTCCTGCGTATCTCGTGGGCGCACAGGCTCTCGGCTACGCGGTAGCCCTGCGTTCCAAGATGATCCAGGACACGGACGACTACGGAGAGGTGAACGGCGCGGGCATCAAGATGCTTGATGGACTCTCGAAGCTGTACTTCGGCGCGGGCGCTACCGACACGACTGCTCCCAAGCAGAACGGCATCGTGACCGGCTACTACGCGTTCACCTAATCAACGGTTCTAGGAGACTTCAATGGCTGGTGAAACTACTTCTGCCCTGTCTGCCAATCCTCCGTATGAGGCAGCAGAGGGCATGTTCCTCGTTCCGTTCACGGTGGCATACGCGACCGGGCAGCTCGAGCTGAATGACGTGATGGAGCTGGGCTATCTGCCGGCGAACTGCACGTGTTACGGCGTCGTGTATTCCCCGACCGACATGGACACGAACGTGTCGCCGCTGCTCACGCAGAAAATCACGATCGGGTCGACCGATGTGGCGACGGGCCTGACGGGCGGGCAGACGGGCGCAAAGTCCTTCGTGGGCATCGTGCCGATCACCGTCACGAGCAAGACGCTGGTGAAGGTGACAACGACCGCCGTTCCGGGTACGGCCGCGGCGGGAACGCTCTACTGCGCGTTCCTCTGCCAGCGCTAAGGAGCTTGGGCGAGGACTGACACTCGCCTTTTCCTATGACTCTCAACGAGCTCTACCGCAAGACTCTCGAGCGCTTGCAGGTCGCCGCTGATGGTGAACCCGCGCAGCCGGAGGACATCGCAACGGTTCGCAAGAACTACGAAGCGGTGTTCGAAGTGCTGTACGCGAAGGGTCTCGCGGACTGGGATGCGAGCGAGGACATCCCGCCGGATGCCGGTTTTGCGATGTCGCTCGTGATGGCGGCGTATTGCGCGGAGGATTTCTTCATCCCGGAGCCGCGCAAGAGCACGTTGAAGGCAGAAGGCTATCTCGACCTGCCGCAGGCATCTCCTGCCGAGCGGATGCTGACGAAGCGAGTGTCGTCGAAGTACATCTCGCAGCCGGTGCAAGTCGAGTACTTCTGATGCTCGTGAGATTCGGGACCGGCAGCTATCAGCACCGGTCCCTGCCGCTGTCTGCGCAGCGTATGGTGCATTGCTATCTCGAGATAGCCCCACCGGGAGCCAAAAGTCCGGTAGCCGTCGTATCGAGTTACGGCATCGACGATTGGACGACCGCTGGCGCTGGACCGATTCGCGGCGGGTTGGTCGTGAATGGCGCACCGTTCGTTGTTTCGGGCAACAGCCTCTATCGACTGAACTCGGATCGTTCGGCCACGCTGCTCGGTGCGATACCGGGAGAAGATCTGGTCTCGATGGCCGGGGACGGGGCGAACATCGCCGTTGCCGCGAATGGCAGCCTCTACATCTACAACGGCTCAAACGTCACGCAGGTCACAGACCCGGACTTCCCGGGCGCGGCGTGCGTGGGCTTTCTGGATGGATTCTTTCCGATCATCGAGCCGGGGTCTGGCCGCATCTGGATCAACGAGACGCCATACGTCCCGACGAACTGGAATGCACTCGACTTCGTCACTGCGGAAGGCGCGCCGGACGATCTGTTGTGGCAGGTCATCAGTCACCGGGAGATCTTCGCATTCGGTCGGGAGACGACCGAAGTGCTCTACAACTCTGGCGACGCAGACACGCCACTGAGGCGCACGGATTCCGGGTTCATCGAGATCGGGATCATGAGCGCGCATGCCGCGGCATCGACCGATAACGGCATCGGATTCGTCGGAAACGACGGGCTGATCTATCTGCTGCGCGGCTACCAGCCAGAACGCATTTCCACATACGCGGTAGAGCAGGCCATCGAGTCGTATGAGGACAAGTCCTCGGTTGCCATGTCCTTCACGGAAGGCGGCCACAAGATGCTGGCCTTTCACTTTGCGGAGGGCACGTGGGTTTACGACCTGTCCACGCAGTTGTGGCATGAGCGCCTGAGCACGGGCCACACGCGTTGGCGGCCGCAGATTGCGCTGCAGGCGTTCGGGCAGACGCTGGTCGGGGATTACAGCTCCAACCGGATCGGAATGCTTGACTATCGCCGACTCGCCGAGTGGGGCGAGGTGTTGCGTCAGTCGTGTACGGCGCCATCCATCGCGGATGAGAACCGACAGATTTTCCACGGCTCGTTGGAGCTGCAGTTCGAGCAGGGCGTCGGCACGCTCGAAACCCCAGACCCCCAGGTGATGATCGACTGGTCTGATGACGGGGGGCGAACGTGGTCCAACGAGCACTGGCGCTCGCTGGGAGCGATGGGCGCATTCAAATCTCGCGCGGTGTGTCGGCGGATGGGCCGCGCACGCGATCGGGTATATCGCTACGCCATCACCGACAAAGTCCGCCGCACACTGATTCAGGCGATCTGGGAAGGAGACTGATGTCTCTGCGCAGTCCGCACATGCCGTTTTCCCAGATGGACCAGCGGCAGTCTGACCAGTACGCGCGCAACGTCCCTGTGGTGCCGGACAAGAACAGCACGGACTCGGATCAAATCAAGGACAAGGCGGTCACCGAGCCCAAGTTCGCCGATGGCGCAGTCTCGACGCGCGCGCAAGCGGACAAGTCGATCACGGACGAGAAACTACGCGATAGCAACGCGCTATCTGTTATCGGACGCTCGTCGAATACCAACGGCACCCCGAACGACATCTCTTTCAGCGGTGACGGTCAGTTCCTGGTGCGTCGTGGGCCGCAGGTTGTCACGGACACCATTCAGGACGCAGACGTTCCCTCGGGGATCGCGCGCGACAGCGAGGTGGCCAGCGCGATCTCGTCCGCAATCGCAGCGCATGAGGCGGCCCCTGATCCTCATGGCCAGTACCTCAGTCAGGCAGAGGGCGATGCGCGCTATCGCGAGTTGACGGATGCAGTCACCTACGCGGAACTGACCGGAAAGCCTGCAGCGCTCGCGTTGCTCTATACGGGCACAGGAAGCCCGGAGACTGTGATCACAGCGCCTGTTGGCTCTTTGTATCTGCGTACGGACGGAGGCGCTGGAACGACACTGTACGTCAAGGAAAGCGGCACCGGTAACACAGGCTGGATCGGCAAATGAACGCCGTCCTTGCGGACTCGCATGACCTCGTCCCCTTCAAGGACAAGGTCAGCGAGGTAGGCCGCTGCCTTTCGAAGCTCCAGCAGACGCAGTGCCCAGTCACTCACCGATTCGCGCCTGGCGTCTATCTGCGCGAAATCTTCATGCCTGCTGACACTGTCGTCATCGGCAAGGTCCACAAGACCGAACACTTCAACGTCCTGATCAAGGGCGCCTGTTTGATCGTGCACGACGATGGCAGGCGGGAAGAACTGCGCGCCCCGATGACATTCGTGTCCGGTGCTGGCGTGCAGAAGGTTCTCTACATCACCGAAGACATGATTTGGCAAACGATCCACGTCACCCCTGAGACCGATATGGCGAAGCTCGAAGAGATGATCGTTGAGCCGTGTGAGTGGGCTGTACCGCAAGCCATCACGATCGAGTGTCAGAAGATCGCGGAGGAGCGTCGATGAGCTGGGTTGCGGTAGCGGTAGGTGTAGGGAGTGTCGTCACCGGCTATCTCGGCTCGCAGTCTGCGAACAAGGCAGGGAAAGCTGCTCAGCAGGGATCGCAGCAGGCAATTGACGAAGCGCGCCGGCAGTTCGATCTCGTGCGCGGAGATACTGCGGGTCAGCGAGCTCTCGGCAATAACGCGATCAGCGCCCTGTCTCGCCTGTACGGCTATGGGCCATCACCCACCCTGCAATCAGGGCCCGCTGGAGCTCCGACAGTGTCGGCATCGCCCGTCTCGTATGGCGGCAGTCAGGTCAGTGACGGACTGAAGCAAGCTCTCATCGGTGGCGGTGGCGTCGGGTCATGGCTCGGCGTCGGCAAGATGCTTGGAATTGGTGGCAGCAAGCATGGGGACGAGAAGCGCAATGCCGAGGCTTTCTTCCGTGACAATCAGGTCTATGACCTTGGTAACGGAAAGTACGCGCTTGCTGACGGAACGACATTCGACCAGAGCCAGATTCGCGATCTGGCCGGCGACTGGTATGGCGCAACCTATGCACCAGATGGCAATCAGGCTGATTGGCAGCAGCGGTATGCGACGCGTGTAGCCGGCCTCGAGAAGACCCCGATGGGCCAGCCGGCATCAGCGGCACCCGGGCAAACAGCACCAGCGGCTACTGGTACTGGCACGCCAGATATGTCGGTGTTCTTCGCAAGCCCCGACTATCAGTTCAGGCTCAACGAGGGCCAGAAGGCCATCGACCGGTCGGCCGCGGCACGCGGAGGTCTTCTCTCTGGCGGAGCTCAACGCGAAGGCATCAGGTACTCATCGAATCTCGCCTCCGGCGAATACGGAGCGTTCGTCGACCGCTTGATGCAGCAGGCAGGCCTTGGGTCGACCGGGATCGGAGCGTCTGCCGCAGCTGGTGCGAACACCGCGAGCAACGTCGGCAACGCGGCGATCTACGGCGGCAATGCCAAGGGCAGCGCCTACATGCAGGGCGCCTCCGCGATCAACAACAGCGTGCAGGGCGGGATTTCGAATCTCCTGCTCGCGCGCTACCTGGGTGGATAGGAATGCCTGAATTCGCACCGTTCGACCTCGGCCGTGTGATGCAGGTCTCCGAGTCCATCAAGGCCATGCGCCGTGATGGCGAGAACGACAAGCTCCGACAGGCGTACATCGGCGAGCAGATTCAGAACGCTCAGCAGACTCGCTCCCAGCAGGCGCAGACGTTTGATACAGAGAATCAGCAGCGGCTAGCTCGTACACACTGGCTTTCTGCGCAGGCAGTTGTGAACTCGCAAGATCCGGTTGCCACCGCTCGCCAGCTCGCGCCGGAGATGGTTACAGCATTTGAGCAGCAGCATGGCGCAGGTACGTTTGAAAGGCTGCCGCCTGAAGTCGTGAAGCAGATCGCGCAGATGGGCATGCAGGAGTCGGCGGCCAAGGCAGGTATCAACCTGCAGCCGGATGCGAACACAAAATACGCCGCGGATCAGCGGCGCGCGATGGATGAGCAGAACTTCGGCCAACAGAAAGAGCTGGCAGGGCTCCAGCATGGCTATCGCATGAGCGAGGCCGCAGCGCTCAATGCGCAGAAGCCCGGCAGGAGCTTTCGCGCGCTCACGCCTGATGAGGTCGCGCAGGCCGGTCTGCCTGCAGGCACATCCGCTCAGATCGACGAGACCACCGGAAAGATTGACGTCGTCAGCAAGCGTGACAACACCAACACGCTCAGCCAAAAGGACCAGACAACTGCGCGCATGAAGCTCAACACGGTGAAGTTGGCGCGTCAGCAACTGAACGCGATCAAGGAGAGCTTCGATTCGGGCACGAAGGGATTGAACGCGTTTGGTCCTGTTCAAGGCATGCTTCCAACGGAGGCTGGGCACGCATTCGATCGTCGTGTCGATCAGATGCGGAGCACGCTGACGGCCCTTACGCGTGTGCCTGGCGTCGGCGCGATGTCCGACTACGAAACAAAACTGGATCAGGCGAAATTCCCAACTCGTGGAGAGTACGAGAAGGTCACGCAGCAGCAGATCGCCGACCTCGACAACATGCTGAACGCAGTGGAGACGGGCTACAACGACCTGCTTTCAGGCGGAGGCACTGCGCCCGGGCCGGATGCGCCACAAACTGGCGGCTGGTCGATCAAGAAGGTGAAGTGATGCCGACCTATCGCATCACCGCCCCCGATGGCAGTGAGTACGAGGTAACTGGCGAGGGAACGGAGCAGGAAGCCCTAGCGCATGTGCAGCAGGCTTATCGTCCACAACGAGACCTCAAGAAAGAGAACCCCGCGGAGTACGATCCGTCATCGCGGGAGTATCAGGAGCGATACGGTCCGATGTCCGGACGTTCGTTCGCGCAAAACTTCGGCGAAGGCGTCGGCAAGGCATTTGTCGATACTGGCCGGGGAGTTCGACAACTCGCGATCGAGGCCGGCGACAAATTGAATCTCGTCAGCCCAACGATGACAGATCTCGTGCGCGGAGAGACGCCAACGCAGCGCGTCCGCCGCGAAGCAAGCGAGACCGCCGCTCAGGATGCTGCGTTGATGGATACGGCCGGTGGAATGACGGGTTACGTGGGCGGACAAGCTGCGATGCTGGCTGTTCCGGGTGGCGCGGCAGCCAAAGGGGTCAGTCTTGCTGGCCGGATGGGCGCAGCGGCAGCGCTGGGCGGTACGTTCGCGAATATGCAGCCCGTCACCAGTGACCAGACCCGCGCAGGGAATACAGCCATCGGGGCAATTGCCGGTGCCGCTGGTGAGGGGCTCGCTGCCGGCGTAGGCAAGGTGGCGCAGGCGTCTTCAAAAGTCACTCCGGAGATTCGTGAACTCGCGCGCAAGGCGCAGTCGATGGGAATCAAGTTGCGCGCCGAGCAAGTAAGCGGGAGTCGACCACTTGCGGGCGTATCTGCAGCACTCGACACAATCCCGCTATCCGGCAGAGACGCGTCGCGGGCGGCGCAAAGGTCACAGTTCAATCGTGCGGTTGCGCGCACATTCGGCGAGAAC